GGTAAGAGACGGGTTACGTCTGAGAGTGACTGGAAACGATACTATGGAAGCTCTGACGAACTTAATTCAGATAGAAAGTTACTTGGAAACCTTGCGTTCAAACGAGAGATCTTATCCCTCCACACCAGACTCGGAGATGTAAACTACGAAGAGACTAAACAGTTGTTTCTTAACAATGTATTGATGGAGTCCCTTGACAATGGAGAACCAGCATATTATAATAGTAACATTCTAGGCAGATACATGAAAAAAAATTATGGAAACTTTGGAACAGACGCTTAAGAATACTCATGATTGGACTCTTAAAAGAGTTGATTTTTTGTCTAAGAAAAATAAACATAATGATGCTTATTGTATTGTTGAAGAGTTTTCTGAATGGTTAGATCCTGATGTTGATGATCATGATGTTTTCTCTATGGAGTACATAGGAGAAGGTAGTAATTATGAGTAACTATTCTCCAGAACAATTAAAGTTAAGGAAGGAAGTACTTAGAATTCTTATAAGGAAGTATGGGCATGAGGGTAATAATAAAGCAATATATGAATGTGCTGATGAGTGGGTAGAAAAGTATGCTATAAGTGCTGGTGTTGTTGACTATTACAACGCTTATAAACAATCTTTTATAAATAAATCACTCGAAAAATAAACAATGCAAAAAATTGTAAATGTACTTGCTATTGCGTCTGGTGTTGTATCTGCTGCCATTGTCGCTAGTGGTGTATTTGTATATGTCAACAGAGATTCAATTGTTGATAGTATCAAGTCTCAAGCTATTGAAGCAGTTACTGGGTCTTTAGGTGGACTAGGTGGTGGATTGGGTGGAGATCTTCCAATAGGTACTCCTGATCTTGCACCTGCTGCTCCTGATGCTGCTGCTGTTCCATCAGGTGGTTTAGGAGTTCCAACTTTTTAGGGTGCTATATATAATAGTCACTTTAGACATATGCCAGAAGAAATAAAGGAAGAAGTTAAAGAGGATACCAAAGGACCTCTTCAAAAATTAAAAGATAAGATTCTTCCAGATGAGGATGAGCAAGCTGCTATCATTAGTACATTTGTTCGCCTTGGTGTTCTTGTCTGGTCGGGAGGAATATTGACTCTTAATTATGTGGCGATTCCAGGTGTACCACAACAAAAAATAGATCCAACTTTTATAGCTTCAGTTTTTACAGGAGTTTTAGCTAGCTTCGGAATTCAAACTGCATCTAAGAAAGGTGATGGAACTATGAAGATGAATGGTAATGGTAATGGCAATGGTGGTAATGGTGGTGGTGGCATCAGCAAGAAAGATCTTGAGTTGTTAATCGAAAAAGCATCACAGACTGGTCCTACTCAAACAATTAAAATTGAGCAAGCACCTATTAAAATAAGCACTGTTGATGATAAAACAGAACCATATAAAATGTAGAACGGAGGTCACATTATGGAAATGAAAGATTTAAATTATAAAAAATGGATTGCGATTGGATTAGGTGGAGTGCTTGGTCTTTCTCATGTGGGTATGATTGGTATTATTGCCAATAAGAAAGTTGAAAGTAAATTTCCTCAACTTAACATTCCTGTGAATGATTATACTTCTTATAGTGTTCAGGCAAATGAAGAAGGATATGCTATTAATTATCGGGCAAACGATCCTTTAGTGATGAGTACCAGTAAGACTATACCTGGTAAAGGTGGATGGTTTAGTAAAGGTCAACCTACTGAAATTGTAAAAGAGTATACGATGGATGGTGCAGAGCATCATGACGGTCCAGTCTCTACTAGAACTTCATGGATAGATCCATCAGGATTAACGGGTGATGGTGAAAAGAAGATTAGTGCCAAAACAATTGAGTGCATCAAAGCACGAGGTGGTGGAGAATCAACAGGAAGAATGGTCGGCGGTAGCGTTGGTGCTTCTGTTGGTTCTGGTCTCTCCTCTATACCTTTTGTTGGTTGGGTTTTGGCAGGTGCTGCGTCGATGATTGGTATGAATGAAGGTGCCGATTTAGGTGGCGATTTAGCAGAAAACTTTAGTGATGCATGTGTAGATGAATATGAAGAAGACATTAAATAACTAACTAATTAGGAAAATGAAAAATCTATATCCCAAATTAAAATGGGATTTAGATAATAATGTCCTACGATTAGAACAAATGATTATTGTTTACGAACAAGAAATCGAACAACTGAAAATAGAAAAGAAAGAGTTGAAAGAGGAAATTACTTTCCTTAAAACTCAACTTGATTGTTTGTCTTTGGGTAACCCAATTGAGGAAAAAAAATGAGTGGAGATCCATCATTAAAAGATCCAGTTATTTTTTATAGTGAGGAACTAACTAAAACAAAGATAGTTCTTTTATCTCTTAGGGGGATTAAATTAAATTTTGCGGAAGCGGAGGAAGAGGAGTATGTGGAATCTTGACCTTAAAGATACCTTTCATAAGGTAAAGGAATGGGATAAAAATATTGCTTATAAGATTCAAGGTAAGTTTAAATTATCTAACTATCAAATGTTTTGTCTTTGTTTTGCTAAGGGATTTGTTTTTGGTGCGTTGATACTCTAACAGAGTTAGTAAGTCCACACACTATTAGGTATTTTTTACTACTTTATGCTATAAATATTATCAGTATGGGATTGACAGATCATGCCCCTAACGCAACAAAAGCATTACACAGTCGGTTATCACGATAATCAACATCATCATTTTGAAATTTGCGAGTACGCAATAAATTCATATGAAGCAATACAACACTCTAAAGAGGATGTTCCTGCATTAAAGGAGCATCCTTCTTTTATTGACTATTGCGTAACAGAAGAAGTACAAAGGATTTCTGATTTTATGTCCTCTGGAATTCCAATGGGACATTAATTATGAAACATGAAATAATGTGGTGGATGAGCCGACTCACCATCATGGGAACCTCTTTAAGTTTATCAGTCTGGTTAGCAGCACAGGCATATGCTTAATCTATTAATACATTGGGTAGGGCAGAATATGAATACTCTTGCTCTATTCAGTTGGGTAATGTTCCTACCTATAGCGTTTTTTTCTATAGATGGACCACGTAACCCCCACAGATATAAACATAAATAATCTTACACATATGTGAAACTTATGCTATCAACACAATATCGATTGAGACTTGAAGCTATCTGTAAAGATATTGCTTCTGGGGTAGAGGTTAGTTTAGAAGATATGATATGGGTAGAAAAATTATCTAAGGCAAATACCGCAGCAAGAGGTATGTTAAACACTGCAAGAAGAATGAGTACTGACCCTACTGATTCTTTTCTGAATGAGTTGAACATTGGAGACCCCGATTCAACTCATCATCGTAGGGGTTTTGGAGATCCACAAGATGTAGTGGATTGGTTCCATAATGAAAGATCTGATGATTGGAGACAGAGGGATTGAGTGATGTAGTCTGGTCAATAAATATTATGATAGGCTTGCTCTTAATCGGAGTATGTGTTACACTCTACTGGATTTTTAAATACGATGATTGGAATCCTAACCCCGTTGTACATAGTAACCTCACCCCTGAACGTGGGGCAGATGATTCAGGACGTAAGGAACTGGGAGTCTGAAAGAAATAGAACTCCAGTAGAAGAGATGCTAAATAATTCACTACAAGAATTGGAGTGGGAAGAAGATGGGAGCAATGACACCCCCAAGTCGGAAAAGTTGTTACAACTTCCGAGTGACGGAGATCAACCGAGTATTGGACGGGGACACGATAGATGTCACCATCGATCTTGGATTCGATTTATTCAAGAAAGAACGGGTAAGGATTGCGGGAGTTGATACTCCTGAGAAGAGAACAAGAAATTTAGAAGAGAAAGCACTTGGAATAGATGCTACAAACTGGTTAAAGAAAAAGTTAGAAGATACTATTGCAGGTGATGGAGATGAACTCACTGTTAGAACTGAACTTGTTGGTGGGACTGGGAAGTATGGTAGGCTTCTTGGTTGGCTCTATATTAATGAGGATACTATTTCATTGAACGAACAGATGATTACCGAAGGATATGCTCATGCTTACGATGGTGGAACCAAGGACATGAATCTTGAAAAACTACGTGAGATACGTAGATCATTTGGAACTCTTGTAGAATAATGGAATTAAAAGATACATTAGTTGCAGGTGCAACAGTATTGGCAGTAGGAACCAGTAGTGTTGTTGGTGGTAATCAGGTTATGGATAAGGTTAATAAAGGACCAGAGAAACGTAGAGATGCTACGGTTCAAAGAGTTATGGATGAACTTGCTCCATACATAGATCAAAGGATTCAACAATTGGTTCCTACTCGAACTGGTCCTGTGGTTCCAGCAACAAAGGAACCTCAAATAGATTATAGAAATAACGTACCTAAAAGGTAATGACTGACATCAGTAACAAAGACTCAGAGCAAGACGTAAAGATTGCTGTTCTTGATAGCACTCTTGAAAATGCTACTCGTCGTATGGAATTGATTCATAAAAGAATTGATAGGACAGAGGAGAGAGTCACTAAATTAAATGAAGATGTAAGAGAAAGAATTCGAGCACTTGAGAAATGGGTATGGGGTGCTGGTGCTGTACTTACTGCCTTTATTGTTATTGGTGGTATTGTAGGTGATTTAGATATCCTTCCTGATAGTGAGGTAATAGAAAATGCATCCTAATGGTTATACAAAAGAAATGATTAAGGAGATACTAGGTACTGCTTGGTTGGATAAAGACAATATACCTGAGACTGGTAATCAGATTAGAAGAAGAAAGGGACAAGAGATGAGAGAAGGTAAAAGACCTTATCCAAAGTATCCATCAAAGGAGTCAAGGATAGCAGACACTTCAGGTATGTTTGATGAGAATGGACAATATGTTTACCCTGAAGGTAGTGGATTTAATTATATGGATAAACTAGATCCTAATTCTCAATGGAAGGTTAAAGTATCGTGATACCTTATATTAATACTACAAATCCTTCTATACCCAATGTAGGTATTAGAGGGGTGCGTAATATTAATTTGTATATGGCAAATGTAAGGGATTTAGATATCCCTGATACTCGTGTATGGATGGAAAGTCCTCCTGAAGCAGTTCCAATTAATGTTCCTGTTGTAATTAATATAGGTAAACCAATTGTAGAAATGCCTGGTTGCGTTACCGTAAATAAAGAGAATTTAAAACAAAGATCAAAAAATAAAATGTTGGTCAATGATGACCCTAAAGGTAATACTACTTTATGTGATGCTGGTATGCCATCATATCAACCAGTAGATTATCAATCTCAAGGACTTACATGGACTACTGTTCTTCCAGAGGAACCAGAACCAGATGGTGTAGATAGTGATCCACCACCTACACCTGAATTTGATGCTCCATCTCCTGAGATACCTCCTACTGGTGGACAGGAAACAGAAACAGAATGTCCTGGACCTAAAGATCTCCGTGTAGGTGATTACTCTACAAGTGGAGATGAAAAGGTCTCAGGACATGAGTTAAATGATAATAATATATGTGTTACTTTATGGGAACCTGTTCCGTTTGTAGAGAAGTATCTACCTAGTCCTCAGATTGTGACGACGACTGCGACGATTGCTGTTGTTGCGACTTCATCTGCCCTACTTGCCAAACCCCTAGCGGACCTTCTTCTGAAGGTGATAAAACCTGTTGTGAAGAAGGTTTCTGCCAAGGTAAAGAAAGTCCTCGGAAAAAAGGAAAAGGTACTTTCTGTTGCTGAACGGATGGAAGAGCAGAGAGATCGGAATCAAGCAATTCGGACTCTGAAGAAGGCTCTGAAGTCGAAGAAGTAGTATCTGTTTGTTTTTGTGATTGATTTCCTAACTGGTGTGTATGATCGGGTAAAGAACCAGGTCTTGCTTGTGTTACTATAACGTCAGCACATATAGAAGCATAAGGAGAACGAGGATGAAACATAATTCCACTCTGTTTCATCTCACCACAATTTTTAAGTCTTGCTAGTTCAAAGTCTAATCTTTTATTGGCAACTATTTGAGTTGCTAGATCATTTTGTGCTTGTGCTGCCTCATGACATTGACGTACCATTTTTCTATTTAATGGTATAGAAAGAGTAGCAGATAGACCTAAGTTAAAGTTTTGATTGGCTTTCATATCAGTACGAACTGGTTTCTGCCATACTTGTTGACCAGGATTATCAGGTAAACCATCAGGACCATCTACATCAACTGTAATTTCCATAGGAACACCATCTTCCCACCATCTATCAGCGACACCATCATTATTTACATCATAGAGTGGATCATTAGGATCACTTCTTCTTGTTGTATTATACCAAGATTCCCAAGGATAGTTCTTTACAGTGGTAAGTGTTTCTGTTGTTTTACCAGTCAAATCTCTCATATCATATTGAGGTTCTAGATAAAAATCCTCCCAAGGATCTTTTCTACTATCAGCATATTGGATGTAAGGTGTAGCATTAAACGTACTACCTTGACACTGTACACCACCACCGTAGGTATTAGTTATGTAAGGACCTTGTAAAACCTGAATTGCCTGGTTGGTCACTGAGCCCGAACTATTAGCGATTGGATTTGCAGTTGCCGATACACCACCAACACCTTGTGCTAGTGCGACATTAGGAAACAATAAACTACTAGAAGTTGCTATTGCGTAAATGTACTTGTAGTATCTGTTATTGATTCTACGATTGTTGTTCTTTGAATTATTGTTTGATTCGTTAGTCCTGGTCCAGAATATGTCTGGGTAAATTGAAATGCTTCTCCAGGATCTGATATTGTAAATGCTGCTTGGTTTGAGAGATCTAACATATCGAAGGAACTTGTTACTGCTCCTGTTACTTCTCCTGTTCCGTCTGCTGTTGGATTCACCTGTACTGTTGAGGTGTTCACTGTTGGGTTCAGTCTTTCTCCATTGTTCGAGATGCC